CTCAGGAACCCACCTACGCTTAACCAAAGGCGTAGGTCGCTGGGCATAGCCCGATTCCCAAGGGATCATCGGGTCTGGTTCCTCCGCAAAGAATTGGAGGAGCTCAGCGCTTGTATCGGATTTCGACCTCGTCTGTTTTGTAGAGATACAAACAGCGCGGTATTCCTTCCTCTGGAGGTCCTTATTCCACCTTGATTTAAGATGGGAAAGGGTACCCCCAGAGAAGCTCTGAAATCCGAACTGTCCACTAACCGTCTGTACCACAGGAAGCTCTTGCTGGAGCGATTGTGGCATAGTCGATTTTAGCCATTCTGCGGTGTGCCAGAACCCCTTCTTATAGAAGTTGTTCGACGTCTCCACAGTAGTGGCTACGGTTGTGGACCGGGACTTATCGTAGATATCCAAGAAATATGCCGGGGTTATATCATAACCGTCATAGCATTCCACACCGCAACTTTCGCGGAACTTTCCAGTTCCAAAAGTTTTGGAGGGATTAACTTGGAAACCAAGGTACGTTAGTACCTTGACTACGATGTCTCCTACTGCACTCGGGACGACGATGTCGTCACCGAATACCCGGACCTGTCGTGACATCATGGCAATGTTCTTGGTACTCGGGGATAACCCGAGATCGTGAAGCATTACCCCAACGCAAACTATGGTATATATATATGTTTGCATAGGGAATGTCGTAGCAGCTCCCATGGCAGCGAACTTACGTATCATATGATACTTGGGTTCGCTTGTGATTTGATTCACAAGCCATCGTGTTCTTGCAGCATGGAGATGTTCCAGTAGGGTGAAATTCCTACGAAAGAACCTCTCCACCAGCCAGCAAGATACGCAATCGGAAGCAGAGGACAAATCAATTGTCCAATGGCTCCCGGTTGTGGAGGCGGATCTAGCGAAGTCCTGGTTGGGCGACTGATCTCGAAAAGAGATTGATTGTCCAATTGGAGTCTCCGCAATCTTGACACTAAGGAAATCCTTTAGTGTTTGTTGTGCCCATTGATGAGCAGTAGGTTCCGCGGCAATCAGCCTTGGAGCCTTCTGCGTCTTTGGAACAGCAATTAGTCTAGATGGGTCCTCACGATTAACGTGAGTCCCACTATGACCATCAAGATGGTCCAACCAAAAGGATGCATTGGCAAAACCAAAGCTATCCATAGGGAAAGACCGATCCAGCTTAGCAGGCCAAGTTGGAAAAGAATATTTAGAACTTTTTCCAAGCTGGGCATCTGCTACTGCTCCGGGTCCGTGCTTAGCTCTCCATTCGGTTGGATCGAACCAACCGATGGAGGTGGCGACGATGTCAGCGGTACGCTGTATCGTCTCCAGAAGGCCGAATCCGACCTGTCCCTCAGGAGCTGTTGCTCCGAAGAGGTCAGGTTCTCGCTGCGTCTGGAATCCATCAGTAATAGATAGACTCCGGATAGCATCGAGATCAAAACGATCACCGCTCCAACTAATGGAAGGTAATCGTAATGACTGATCCATCCTGAAAAAGTCGCGGACGGCTTCTGCCGTTCTTGACTCATCGCAATCTCTCCTAAGCTTCTTGGCTGCATAAAGCAGCTGGCGAAGCAAAAGGATAGCATCGATGTCAGGAACCTCCCTAAGCACACCGTTCTCATGGAAAACTCGTAGCCAAATTCCCTTGAATAACACAGGGATTTTGACACCACGCCGGAAGGGCTTAAAGCCCATGATACCCGACGAGGTAAGGAGCCCATGGGCTAAGCACTGATCAAGGTGCTTACCCATTGCGGGCAACGAAATGGTAATAAATGCCATTCCGTTGTGTTCCATAAGGAGATGGATACGTGACAAGTCACGTACCGCCTCACGGTGGTACGTAGGAAACATTCCCACAGCATCTTTAAGAATGCTGTGGTAAAGTCCCTGTAGGCTTCTCTCATAGCTGTTATGCATTACAGGTAACTCCCTGTTAATGCTCTACGGCCATTCGATCATCCAGTATCAAGGATGCTAATCCCAATCGCTATCGCCCACGAGGAGCGGCTGAACTATTGCTAGTTCACCCACCCCACAAGGGAGGCAGCGTTCGTCTTGACCCAGTCAGCTAGACCATCGCTAAGATAGTCCATCTGAACTGCAGAGTCAGCCGGATTATTCCGAATGACAGTGTAGACTTGCCGGAACACCCCATTGGGGAGTGCGGCAGTTGGGTAGACGTAGTTCGTGAACTCGACGTTATGTCGAGCCACGGCTCCGCCTTTGACGAGACTCTTCTCATCAGAATGCCGGATTTTTACCCGGAACTCTTCGAGGGCTTCCTTAAGGAAGTACTCAGACGAGTAAGGATCAGAGGAATTGACTCGCGCCATCGACTTCGCAACTGCGTTGACGGTGATGACGAGGGGGTCAGCGAATGACATAGAGAGCCTACTTTCTCGAAGCGCACGGCGTCCTTCCGTGATTGGAAGGACTTAACCGCTAGTGAATCCCACGAAGACGTTGGATTCCAAGCGCTCCGAGGATCGACATCTTCTTTCCCGTGATGAATGGGAGAGAAGCAGTGATAGAAGGCGTCAAGCTGAACGAGCGTTGCTTATCTTCCACAACGACCGTACCAGCCGGAAGTCTCACTCCGGACCAAGTACCTCCGGTTAAGAGACTGACCTTTCCGAATCTATGGGTTGTTTTAGTGTGAGTCATTAGATTCACACCACTACACGCGGCACCTACTGAATTCCGAGAGGAATCCAAGTAGTCACCGAATGAAGATGCCCAGTCAGCAAGCCAACTAAATGGAATAAGATTCCACGCAGTATGCCCATTGACGGACAGCCCGTAGACCGCCTCGACTGCAAGTTTATGCAGTTCTGCGTCAGTTTTGGGAACAGAATCAACGGTTGGACTCCACCTCGCGGTGGCCCAACGGTGTCGATTTGTTTCTATGACATATTCGTCACAGAGAAGCTGGAACAGGTAGGACTCCAGGAAAAGACCTGAAGACTTACTGTTGACAGCGTCCCGACTGACCTGAAAGGTCCTCTTTAATCCACCCTTATTGAATAGGTTCTGAAGTTCACGCTCACGCTTCATAACGTGGGCTTGAAAATCAAGAAACCCCTTCAAATCATTGATGAGCGGCTTCCATCCAAACTGATAAGACAGATACGCATTAGCGCCTGTCTTCAGAAGGTGTTTGCCGACCACATTGAACAGGGCCGGAAGTTCCCTGAGTTCACCGATGAAACCTGGCAAATCTACGACAGTTCGTGACGGATTAGTCCGCGCGAACGCCTTAGTTGCGTCAGCAGCATCGTTGATGGGGGGTAATCCCAAGTGTCCAAAGACTGTTCCCCGGAAAAATGCCGGTGAATAGTCTACATACGTTCCATGGTATAAACCAACTCCGCCGTCTTTGACGCCGGAGAAGGTGCCATTGGAATGTGTGACCTTGTGGATTGCCAACGGATGGTCATTTCTAGTACCATCCACAACATCCGTGCACGTCCCCGTAAATCCAGGAATCTGGACCGACCCCGAATCCACGGTGCCGAAAAAGTACCTATAATAGGTACCCTCGCCACCGGGAAGAGAGGCCGTACGAGTACGTATGGACAAAGATAACGTCCTTCTATACATAAGGGACAAAATGTCAGAATGTAACCCATGTCACATCCTGGAGGCGGACCGAGAAGGTCCG